TGAATTCGTGAACGTATTACCAATATCAGTAGCAATCATCATTGCATTACTCATCTCCTTAGTTTTCTCGATAAAGGCCGGTACTTGAACATACATTTTAGTTAAATCCATCTTCGGAGTTAAATCAAGACTTAAGTTTTTCTTACCGATTCCTTCACCAAACTCAAGTATTCTTGCTTTTTTAAGCGCTTCTGAACTTAGCTCTGAGCCAGCTACCAATCCATCAACAAAATTGTTCCATGAATTAAGAGCCTGTGCGCCTAGCTGGTCAAACCTGATACCAAATAATTGTTCTATACTTTCTTTAATTTTTTTCAGAGCGTTTTGAGCGCTTTCTCCAATAGATGTGAAATCAATCTCATTGTATTTATTGATTCCTTTTTTTAAAGCTTGCTGACCATTACTGATTGTAGCCTCCATCTTAGCAATGGTACTATCAATACCAATAACCTCTGTAGCCCAATCATCAACATCAATGCCAAAAAGCTTAGCCAAAGCCACTGGAGGAATCTTCCGGATTATGAACTGTATTACTTCTCTGATAGCTTTCATTATTGAAAGCCCCATTTGATAAAATGCAGATCCGATAGAGATAGTAACGTTCTCAATTCCAAGACTAATCTTGGTCCAGTTATCAACAAACCATTGACCTGCCACTACTACTGATCCGAAAAGCGCTGTAATCATGAAGAATTTTGAGGTGAAAACCTTACTTAGCAGTACAACAGCTTTAATTACAACACCAAAAGCAATTAGAAGCGGTCCGGAAGCTGCAAAAAGAGCGGCCATCAATAGAACTCTTTTCTTTGTTTCTTCAGATAGTGCAATCCACTTGTTCTTCATTTTGTCAATTGCAATGATTGCCCCGGACATTAGCTTCTTAATTGAAAAAGTTTTTACCAAGGATTCACCAATTTCGCCAAGTGAAAGAGTAATATTGTCTTTTAAGGTTGAAAACAAGCCTTTCAAAGTCTCAGATTGTTTCTTCATCTGGTCTTCAAAAATTCCACCCTCTTGAGTTAAGCCCTTTAAAGCTTCCCTAACCGTATTAAAATCTATTTGAGATCTAGAGGCCATTTCAAACACCTCATCTTTTGCGACTCCAAACTTTTTAGCAAGCACATCTATAATTGGAATACCTCTTTCTGACAGCTGTAAAAGCTCTTCAGTCATAGCCTTTCCTTTGGTTTGTATCTTACCATAGATCTGAGCCATCTCTCCTAGTGGAACGTTGGCGCCGGCAGAGATATCTCCTAAGAACTTAAGCGTTGGAATGGTTTCTTCAGCCTGCGTACCAAATGCTAAAAGTGATTTTGTTGCGCTTCCTACATCATCAAGCTGAAATGGGGTTTTAGCAGTGAATGATGTAAGGTCCTTCATCATATTAAGTGCCTTATCACCACTACCTAACATAGACTCAAAACCAACAGTCATGGTCTCAAGATCAGCTGCATTTTTAACAGCAAAAGCTCCTATTCCAAGAAGAGGAGCTGTAATCTTCTGAGACATGCTCTGGCCCTTACGTTGCATTTGGTTAGCCCAGCCCTCCATCCTTTTCTGAACTTTGTTGAGACCAGAATAAAGAGCGGCTGCATTTGAGCCTATTATAAAGGATACGCGGCGTTCTGCCATTATTTTGCTATAAACCTCATCATTGAGTCAAGCTGACCTTGACTGATTCCTTTCTTATCTTTAATAAAAATTCCTTTTTCCCAAGGAAATTTTATTAGTTGTTCAGGCTTCACTTGCTTAGAGCTGTTAACATTATATATGGAAGTAGCTACAAACCGAGCAGCCTCCCAAGTTGTATGATAAAACAGTTCTGAAGTTACCTCAGCCTTTTTATCTAATGCATTTATAAGCTCCCTTAATGAGAGCTCTCTTTGCTGTCGAGGAGATAACCCAAGTATACCAAGAGCACCAGCTCTTAGATCATCAAGAGTTACTCCCCCTTCGGCTTTTTTTCGCTTTCTTCCTCTACTGGAGTGGGTGAATCTTCTTCAGCTTTATTACTAAGCTCTTGATACAGATCCGGATTATCATCCAAATATTCCACGAACTCTTCAAAAGACAAATCAAATTCACATTCTTCCTTTTCAACCTTACTACCGACTTTTATCCCGCAATAAAACATCAGATCCATATCGCTTAAGGTTAGACTCTCCATGATCTTTCCGATTTCCTGCAAGCCAATATTATTCATCTGCTTTTTTCGGGCAAATAATCGAAGTGTAGCCTCTCCGAGTACAAAAGCTATTTTTTTATCATTAATTTTATGATCTAAAATCATACGGCCACGCTTCTGGTTAGAGCGCCTGTGCCTCTTAATGTGAAGCTAATCTCAGCAGCTCCTTCATCATCAGCCTGAACGCTTACATTGGTAGGAAATGCAGTTCCGGAATAACTTACATCTCCAGTGGCTGGCGTTTCCTTTCCAAATGTATAAGTATCTGTGGCATGAGTTAGAGCGTCAGCCTCAACATCGCCTTGCCCAGCTGTATCTGCGGGATCCAGCCTGCATGTTACATCGATCGCCCAATTTGAACGGCCTCCAATAAATTCAGAATCCTCTCCTGAATCTTTGCTTGAAGTTTCGATCTCGTTACGATCATAATTAAGCGACTGAGAAACGATTTCTCCAATCACCGTTCCGTTTTTTTGTAGAACAATTTCACGTCCATTTAGCTTCATTTTTTTACCTCTTTATTTCTAGTTTTAATTCAATTCTGTTTACATAAGCGTCGATATCTTCTAAATAAGGTTCGGAATCCTCATCATAGAAATAAACATATCCTATATTAACCCCTTCATGTGTGCCTGAATAACCATCCAAACTGCTTCTTACTGCTGCAGATATTTGATCTGCCTCTAATTGTGTTCTGGAATAGATGTATAAGTCATAAAACACGAAATCTAATCCGGAAACAGAGTTCTTGGCATGAGTAGGATTAGTGGCATTCTTTCTAAAAGTGATTAGCGGAAAAGTGTTAGATTCTTTAACGGCTACCCTAGGAAAACACCTAGTTCCAATGAGTGCAGAAACAGCCGGCCGGCTTGTGATCATATTAAATATCGCAGCGTTCATATCTTTTCGAACTCCTTGTTTATATCATTTATAACCGCTTCCATAAGCTTTTCCTCATGCCGATCATAAGCCCTTCTTATAAAAGGTTTTGCTTCAACGGAACCTGTTGAAGCTCTACCCGTAATTATACCGGCTTTCTTAAGTTTTCTATACCTTTCTTCAGTACCATACTCAATTACAGAAGCTAGAGCGGGAGCAGAAAACCCGTTTAAATTCTCAGACTTATCTTTAACTACCCCGACCCTAACCCCGGTTCTTCCAAGATTCTTTTTCTTTGAAGTAGTGATACCTATATTTTTAACCAGGTTATCATTGTCAGCTGTTGGAGCATTTCTTTTCATCTCCGCCTCCATAGGCTTGGCATTCCTTCGCAGAGTCCTTGTAATGAACTTGCGGTCCATGCGATTGCCGAGCTCATCAAAGACCTTAAGACTTTTTCTGAACTCGGCTTTATTAAGTCCTATGGTTACAGCGTTCTTGCTCATTTTTTAGGCTTAACTGAATCTGGTTTGATCTCTTTCTTTGTTTTTGGATCATATTCTACAGCATATCCTCCGTTAATAAGCTCTGTTGCTTTCTTTTCCGAGACATTACAATAATGATCCTTTAAGAAAGGTTGACCTTTGGGTACCTTCTTAATTAATACGGTTACTATTTGGTTTGACATGACTTACTCCTTTGGTTTATTATTTTCCGTTTCCATCTAGATCTATATTAAATCCATGATGTTTTGCGACTTCTTCAATCGCGCTTAAAGTCTTAACACTCAATTTCGCCTCTTCCTCCGGAGTCAATCCCTTGCCTCCAGGAGAATTTTCGTGTCTCGCTTTCTTATATTCCTGAAGAAGATCTTTGATCTTGTCAACAGCCTTTTTGCTCAACCATCCTTTACGGATTATGTATCCTGAAAAAAGGACGAGCAGTATTACAACAGTAGTGATGATTACTGAGATAGGATCTCCAAATAGAGCTTCAAGAGAAAAGTTTTCAATAAATAAATACATTGGGTCTATGGTTTGTTTAGGGATGAGATCTAATTTAATTCCGGTATAAGCAGTTAGTGCAACTCCGCCAATTCCTCCGGCGACTTTCAATATCTTTTTCCAGTTATCATTTCTAAGCGAAAGCGTTC